CTTGGATTTCCAAAAGATTATTCACAATATAGAACTTTGCAAAGTGCTGGAACAGATAGATACCCAACAACAACAAACGAAACTTATTCAAGTGAAATAGGAGTAACTTCTAAAAATACACCTGATGATGGTGGTTTGTATTCAGATGCTACATTGTTTGTATTGACAAGTAAAAATAATTCCAATATAGAAATACGTTTTAGAGATATATATCCAATCTCTCTATCAGGATTAGATTATAATCAACAAGCTACTGATGTTGACTACTTAACAGCCAGTGTTACGTTTCAATATAAAATTTATGAATTTGCAAATATAAGTGCTAGTGGTACTGTAGAAACTACTTCTTAATTACCTACTAAATAATTAAAACAATATAATGGAGATATTATGACCTTTGATGAATTGCAGGCGTTAGCCGAAAAAGACCTGAAATTAAATGATACTGAATTAGATTTAGAATCATTAAAGACACCACAACTACATAACAAGTATTGTAAATTTCATAATCAATATATTAATCTATTAAAAAAGACCGAGCAAGATAGAGATAGATTATTAAGAGAAAAATGGGAATACTATACTGGTAAAGCTGATCCACAAGTTTACCAAGAAAAACCTTTTAATATAAAGTTACTCAAACAAGATGTTGACAAATATATTAAATCGGATGATGATCTAATTAAACTAGAACAAAAGGTAACCTATATACAAAGTGTTGTGGATTACTTAGATAAAACAATTCGTATTATTTCAAATCGTACATTTCAAATTAAAAATGCCATAGAGTGGAAAAAGTTCACTTCTGGTATTATCTAAAATGCAAAATATTATCGTTGATAAAATCAATGACGTATATATTCGGATTGACGCTGATGCCTCTATTCGTAGAGAACTTTCAGATTACTTCTCATTTGAAGTGCCTGGATATAAGTTTACACCACAGTTTCGTAATCGAGTTTGGGATGGAAAAATAAGATTATATTCTTATGCTACAGGTCAAATGTACGTAGGACTATACCCATATCTAAAAGATTGGTGTAAAAAGAAAGATGTTCATATAGTTGAATCCAGTGATATTTTAACACGTAGCAACGTCTCAGCCGCCGATATAGACGGTATGATTGATGAATACGATCTGCCTATTAAACCAAGAGATTATCAAATAAACGCATTTAAATTTGCCTTAGAATATGAAAGAGGTCTTATATTATCACCGACAGCTTCTGGTAAGTCGCTTATAATCTATATGTTAGTTAGACACTATCTTAATTCAATAAACAATAATGTTTTAATTATTGTGCCGACCACATCATTGGTTGAACAACTATATAAAGATTTTAAAGACTATGGATATGATGTAGAAACAAATGTTAGTAGAAAATATCACGGCTATGATATTGATGAAGATAAAAGAGTAGTCATTTCAACATGGCAATCATTATATAAAATGCCTAAAAAGTTTTTTGAAGATTACGGTGCTGTTATAGGTGATGAAGCACATTTATTTAAGGCCGTATCATTAACAAAGATAATGACAAAACTTACCGATTGTAAATATCGTATTGGTTTGACAGGTACTTTAGATGATAGTAAAACACATAAGTTAGTATTAACAGGTCTATTTGGTGTAGTTAATAAAGTGGTCTCTACTAAACAACTTATAGATAAAAAACAACTAGCAAATTTAAAAGTGGTTTGTTTAAACCTAAAATATCCTGAAACTGAATCTAAAAAAGTATATGGTGTAAAATACTTTGAAGAATTAGAATATCTTACTCAAAATACTGCTCGTAATAAATACATACGAAATCTAGCCCTAGCACTAAACGGCAATACTTTATGTTTGTTTCAGTTAGTAGAAAAACACGGTGAAATTTTATATAACTTAATCAAAGAAAAAGCAGATCCAAAACGAAAAATATTTTTTGTTTATGGTGGAACAGAAACAGATGATAGAGAAAAAATTAGAGCAATCACAGAAAAATCGGATAACGCAATTATTGTCGCTTCTTTCGGGACGTTTAGCACTGGTATCAATATTCGTAATTTACACAACATTGTTTTTAGCAGCCCTAGTAAAAGCCCTATAAGAGTATTACAAAGTATTGGCCGTGGTTTAAGAGTTGGTGATAAGAAACAGTCAGCTACAGTCTATGATATATCTGACGATTTAACATATAAAGATAAAAAAAACTTTACTTTAACACACTTTCAGGAAAGAGTTAATATCTATAATCGGGAGAGTTTTAACTATGAAATTCACACCGTTAGTTTAGATAAATAGTTATATGCAAACCTTAGATACTCAAAATGTAAAGATTATTCGTTTGGTTTCTGGAGAAGAAATTTGTTGTAAAATAGATGGTACAACAAAAGAGCTTCCAGACAAATCCCGTTTATTAAAGATACTTAATCCAATGTTAATAAAATATATACCTCAACTAACTGACAGAGGTGTAACAGATTATATAGCATTAGTTAAGTGGGTTGGATTTACAAATGATACAATTATTACTTTACCTATAAACAAAATTATTACTATATGTAATGCTACACCTGAATTTAACAATAGATATACTCAGATTGTAGGTAAACTTCATACTGTAAAAGAAAACCTACCAAGTTACATTGAAAGAGATTTATCTAAAGAGGAGCTTGAAGAGGAAAATAATATTGAACCAACTAGAGATTATGATAAAGAAATAACTGATAAAAATGATATAAAAGAGTTAAGTGAATTGTTAAATATGCCTAGTAAGAAGATACACTAGATAGGTAGCCACGGTTCTACTGAACAACCCACATGGGTATTATATCAACAACTTAGAAAAGAGTCAAGCGCCTATGAAAATTAGATTTTACAAAAGATTAGATGGTATGAGATGGCTAGGCTTTGTACTGGCCATGATAGGTGCCTACATACTATCAAATGCAAATCCTAGCACTCAATGGGTAGGATGGTCAATTGCAACAGTATCCTGTAGTATATGGATATATATGGGTATAAAAGATAAAGACATACCTAGAGCACTTATGGAACTTATGTATTTGTTACTTGCATTAAGGGCCATTTATAATTGGTTAATATGAAAGAAGAATGGACAATAAAAGCGACATATAATAGTGACAATCCTAAAAAATATTGTCAAGTGTGTTATCCATTTAAAGGAACAATTAAACAGCTTGAAAAAAAGATATGGAAACACTATAATGAAAATTATGAAGAATATGGTAAAGCAGAAGCTGTGGAGGTCGAACTTATAACATAAACCGTTGACAAAAACAACAAAATATACTATAATAATATTATGACTAAAACAAGAAAAAGATCAGCACATTATGTAGATAACAAAAAGTTTCTACAGGCGATGATAGAATATAAGGACAAGTGTGATAAGGCCGAAAAAAGAAATAGAAAATCACCACCAGTTACAAATTATATTGGTGAATGTTTTTTAAAAATAGCAAATCACTTATCTTATAGACCTAATTTTATTAACTATACTTTTAGAGATGATATGATTTCTGATGGTATAGAAAACTGTTTACAATATCTTAAAAATTTTAATCCTAAGAAATCAAATAATCCATTTGCTTATTTTACACAAATCATTTACTATGCTTTTATAAGAAGAATACAAAAAGAAAAGAAGCAAACAAATATCAAGTATAGAATGATTGAACAAGGAAATATAGATGAGTTTTCTGTATTGCCTGGTGATACAAATAGTGATTATAAAAATCAGTTTTTAGAATTTTTAAGAAAAAATAAACCATCAACTGAAGAACAACCAAAAGTTAATGAGATTAAAGTTAAAAAAAGAAAGAAAAGAACTTATAGCTCAGTATTAGATATATAATGAAAATAGCACTGCTAAATGATACACACTTCGGTGTTCGTAATGATAGCGAAGCGTTTAGAAACTATCAACTAAGATTTTATAATGAAATCTTTTTTCCTTACTTAGAAGAACACAATATAAAAACATTGGTTCACTTAGGTGATGTTGTTGATAGAAGAAAGTTTATTAACTTTCAAACAGCTTCTATTTTTAGAAAACAATTTTGGGATCGCTTATACGAAGATCAAATTGATACTCATATCATTATAGGTAACCATGATACTTATTTTAAAAACACAAATGATGTAAACGCAATTGAAAATCTTTATACTTCATTTGATAAAAGACATGAACCGTGGATATATACAAAATCAACTGTGGTAGATTTTGATGGTACACCTATTTTATTTGTGCCTTGGATTTGTGATGACAACTATGATCACTCTATGGAAATGTTAAAAACAGCCAAAGCAGATTTATGTTTTGGTCATTTAGAAATCAAAGGCATTGAGATGCAAAATGGTGTAATCAATGAGCATGGTTTAGCAAAATCAGATTTTAATAGATTTGATAGAGTTATATCAGGCCATTTTCACAAACATACAGATGATGGTCAAATACACTACAATGGCGCTCAATATGAAATGACATGGTCTGACTACCAAGACCCTAAAGGGTTTCATATTTTTGATACAGAAACTAGAGAAATAACGAGAGTACGTAATCCACTCACTATACATAAAAAAATAATTTATGATGATAAAAAGAAAGACTATAAAAACTATGATATAAAAGAATATCACAATCACTTTGTTAAGTTAATTGTATTAAACAAAACCAATAACGAGGTGTTTGACAAATTCGTAGAAAGATTATATAATGAGATAACAGTATATGACTTAAATATTGTAGAAGATTATTCAGATATTAAAGCTAGTGTAAGAGAAGATATATTAGAAATGGGTGAAGATACAGTTACATTCCTAAATAACTATGTTGATCAATTAGAAACAGATGTAAGTAAAACTAAACTAAAAGAATATTTAAAATCAATTTACATTGAGGCTAGTGATAATAAGGTATGATATATTTTAAAAAATTAAGATGGCGTAATTTTCTATCTACAGGTAATCAATTTTTAGAAGTTGACCTGGCAAAATCACCATCAACACTTATCATAGGAACAAACGGTGCAGGTAAATCAACAATGCTTGACGCATTGTGTTTTGCTTTATTTAATCGTGCTTTTAGAGATATTAAAAAAGAACAACTGGTGAATACAATTAATTCAAATGATTGTGAAGTAGAATGTGAGTTTGAAACTGCTAACAAGAAATATAGAATTGTAAGAGGTATTAAACCAAACAAATTTGAAATTTATTGTAATGATGTAATGTTAAACCAGGATGCTTCTAACGTAGATTATCAAAACACATTAGAACAAAATATTTTAAAATGTAATTATCGTGCCTTTTGTCAAGTTGTTATACTAGGTTCTACCTCATACGAGCCATTTATGCATTTACGTGCCAGATACAGACGAGAAGTTGTAGAAGAAATATTAGACATACGAGTTTTTAGTCACATGGACCTACTATTAAGACAAAAACAAGGCGAACTAAACAAATCAGTTATTGATGTAAA